CATGGCACAGTTCTTTGCGCCAATCAGCGTGGTCCCAACGTATGTGCAGCCCGGCAGCAACATCACCACGGGAGGCACGGCTTCTCGCCCTGTTGTTGGCGTACTCGGGAGCCCAACGTTCACCGGGGTAACCGCTCAGACCATCAGCGGAACAAGCGTTTCCGCTACGACTTTATTCAGCGGGTCAACCAACATCGGCTCGCTCTTCGCTCCTGCATCAACGGTAGCAACTTATGTTTCTCCCGGATTCAACGCGTACACGGGCGGAACTATAACGCGTCCGATCGTCGGAGTAATCGGATCTCCCGTGTTCACGGCCGTAACCGCCTCATCCGTATCGGGAACGAGCATAAGCGCGACGACCTACTTTAGCGGGTCCACTGACATAGGTTCGTTGTTTGCCCCCGCATCATTGGTATCGACCTACGTTCAGCCCGGAACCAACATAGCCACCGGAGGAACAGCAAGTAGGCCCGTCGTTCATGTTGTCGGTTCGCCTGTGTTCACAGGAGTCACCGCTTCCAGCCTGAGCGGCACATCGGTATCGGCTACGACCTACTTCAGCGGATCGACCGAACTCGGAAGCCTGTTCGCCGGGTCGACACCGACTTATGTTCAGCCCGGACTCAACATAACCACCGGAGGAACAGCAAGTAGGCCTATTATTCATGTCATCGGCTCTCCCGTCTTCACGGCCGTAACGGCCTCTTCCATTTCCGGAACGAGCGTCAGCGCGACGACCTACTTCAGCGGCTCCACCGAACTCGGAAGCCTGTTCGCTCCCGCATCCGTTTTGGCAACAAGAGTCTCTCCCGGCGTTAATACATACACCGGAGGAACAGTCTCGAATCCGATCGTTGGTGTTATAGGTTCGCCGACGTTCACGGGTGTCACCTCACAGACCATCAGCGGAACAAGTGTTTCGGCAACGACCTATTACAGCGGATCAACGAATCTAGGTTCTCTATTCGCTCCCGCATCTGTGGTAGCAACTTTGGTTCAGCCCGGATCTAACATCGCCACGGGAGGAACAGCAAGTAGGCCTATTATTCATGTCATCGGCTCTCCTATATTCACTGCGGTTACGGCCTCTTCGATATCTGGAACGAGTGTCAGTGCGACAACATACTTCAGCGGATCGACCGAACTCGGAAGCCTGTTCGCTCCCGCATCCGTTGTTCCAACATACGTACAACCCGGAACGAACATCGTCACGGGAGGCACCGCATCGCGACCGATAGTTCATGTTCTTGGTTCTCCGATATTCACTGGGGTTACGGCTCAGTCGGTCAGTGGAACCAGCATTTCGGCAACAACGCTCTTCAGCGGAAGCACGGAACTTGGAACGCTCTTCGCCCCATCTTCGACCGTCGCTACATATGTTCAGCCGGGGGTCAACGCATATACCGGAGGCACCGCCTCTCGTCCCATTGTCGGCGTTATAGGTTCTCCAGTATTCACGGGCGTAACCGCGCAAAGCATCAGCGGCACATCAATCTCGGCCACGACGTTCTTCAGTGGTTCAGCGGAACTCGGAAGCCTGTTCGCTCCCGCATCGGTCACGGCGACTCTGGTACAACCCGGAACCAACATCGCCACGGGAGGAACTTCTTCCCGTCCGGTAGTTCACGTCATCGGTTCTCCGGTATTCACGGCCGTAACCGCATCCAGCCTGAGCGGTACATCAGTATCGGCCACGACATACTTCAGCGGCTCCACCGAACTCGGAAGCTTGTTCGCTCCGATATCCGTTGTAGCCACTAGAGTCTCTCCCGGCATTAACGCCTACACAGCGGGAACGGCCTCAAATCCGATTGTAGGCATCATCGGATCTCCGGTGTTCACGGCTGTTACTGCTTCTTCGATATCAGGCACGAGCGTATCTGGAAATACCTACTTCAGCGGAGCGACCGATCTTGGAGGTTTGTTTGCTCCCGTAAGTGTAGTACCGACTTATGTTCAGCCCGGAACCAACATAGCCACCGGAGGAACAGCCTCTCGGCCCGTCGTTCATGTTGTCGGTTCGCCTGTGTTCACGGCTGTCACGACCTCCAGCCTGAGCGGCACATCGGTATCGGCTACGACCTACTTCAGCGGAGCGACTGAACTCGGAAGCCTGTTCGCCGGGTCGACACCGACTTATGTTCAGCCCGGACTCAACATAACCACCGGAGGGACCATTACGCGTCCTATTGTAGGGCTCCAAGGAGACATATCAGTCACATCGGTAACGGTGTCAAGCCATATAAGAGACAACGGCTCAACAACACAGGGAGGAATCTACTTCAAGGATACAGCCAGCAACAATATAATCAATAGCAACCGCCTGATATACAATCCAATCCAAGGGTTAATCACCCTGAACACTGGTTTGGCAAACGAAGGTATGTATGTATTTGACGGAGGCTTCACCGGTGTAACAATTCAGGGAAATATAATTAGTTCTGGCTCTACGAACATCCAAGACCTGTTTGCTCCGATATCGGCTTCTGCCACATACGTCCAACCCGGCAGCAACATCACAACGGGAGGAACCGATTCGAGACCCGTCGTGCATGTTGTCGGTTCTCCGGTATTCACCGGGGTCACGGCTTCTTCGGTAAGCGGAACGAGCGTCAGCGCGACGACTTACTTCAGTGGATCCACAAACATTGGTACTGTTTTTGCCGCAAAAACACACTCTCATACGGGAGGAATAACCTTCATCATGGATGGAGGTGCAAGCGTAATATCAACGGGTCAGAAGGGATATCTTATCGCTCCGTACTCGGGAATTATCACTGGTTGGACGATTGTGTCTGATGTTGTTGGCAGCATAGTGGTAGACGTCTGGAAGGACACCTATGCGAACTATCCACCGACCGTGGCGGATACCATAGCTGGCTCAGAGAAGCCAACACTGTCGTCTGTAAATAAGAACAGTGACTCCAACCTGTCCACATGGACGACCCAGTTCAGTATGGGGGACATATTTACCATCAACGTCGATAGTGTATCGACTGTTACGAAAGTTACTTTGCTATTACACACCATCAAATTAGATTGATAAGATGCTCAGAGCAGTAGAACATCAGTTCAACAACCGCACGTTTGTAACATACCCCACCTATAGCGCGTCCACTACGACTCTTGGCAGGTTGATGAATGTGTACACGGGAGTTACAGCCGTCGAGAATTACGCTGGGCCGTTCAAAGTGGCCTTGGCAAGGCCCATGGAACAATCAACGCAGATACCGGGCATTTATCCGTTCGTATACAGGTGGAGCAACACCATCGATTGGGTGTTCTTGGCAGATAATGCTACGGCCGCAGCCACAAGAAGGGTAGTGTTGTACACCTACGATAGGACCACGAACGTGTTAAATTGGAGGGGGTTTGTGTTGATGACATATCCTGTTGCGACGGCACATACCATAAGGGGGTTCCGCGTAACGGTGGATGAATATACAGGAATCACTAACAGCACGGCGTCTGTGAACGGAACGGCCGTCACAGGGGTGAATACCGGATGGCAGGACGTAAGAATTGCTGTCGGTGCAAGGATAGGATTCGGAACCACCGACCCCACACAGGTGGGGACATGGTACGTCATTTCGGCCATTGGTTCGAACACCTCGATAACGTTGTCGACGAATGCTGGAGTGATATCAGCGGGCCCATTCGTGATTGAGGAAATACGCTTGATAAACGCCAACACGAACGCGACAGCAACGAACGGAGGTCTGTTCGTAACAAAGGGGGTAAACTACGATGACTTCACCATTGCTGGCACAACGATACCTGCGGCTGTTTCAACTGACAATATAAAGGCGGTATATTACCTTGGAGATAATGCCGGAACTCAGGTTAACCAAACGGCCTGTGGAATGGGATTGAGAGACAAAGAATCATGGACTGCGCATACGGCGTACGTCATTGATTCGATATCCACCCCGAGGGTATACGCCTATAATCTGAGGGCATCATTGACGGGATTCGCCTCAGGCAAATCCGGCTCCGCCATTCTATTCTCTACCGGAACACAGGCAGTCACCGGTGCGCTCACGCAGACCAACAACGGTCGAATCGCGACATTGACCCATGGACCTGCGGCCGGAATAGAATCGCTTTATTTCGTGACGGCAGCACGTGTGAACCGAGCTTCCATTTCTGGCATTACCGTGGGAAGCACAACATGGGTGTCGGACACCATGGTTGAAATACCTCCCGGAAGCACCTCGACCTTCCCCGCCACGGGTGCGTTCGGTAATGTGGAACCAACAGGTTACATCGATCGGCTATTGGTCCACTCAACAGGAGCGGCAGGGGCCAGAAGCTACATTACAAAGTATAATACCGTCTCGGACCCGTTCGATCAGATTTTCATGATCGATAATAAGCAGATAGATCAGACTTTGGCCGACCCAGACCTACCGCCAATGCCATCCATAAACGCATCTCCGTTCTCATCTTGGATAGAGGGAGGTCTCATGTATGCCACGAGGATAGGTACAACGGCCATCCTTAATCAGTTGTGGGCATTCCCTATCGGGTCGGATTGGGACTATGCCGATGCTACAGGAGAGAGGTTGATCACCCCGGAATTGTTGACCCCTAACGTCAGCAGGTTCAAGCGGGTGTATTGCAACCATACAAACATGCTTGGGGATTCAAACTACGGTATTCCACCCGAGCCGTTCAGGATGTACTATAGAACGGCCGGGATAAGCGACAACTCGGGAGGATGGACCCTGCTTGATGATTCGGGCAATCTTGATGGGGTAGCAGCCGCTGCTTCCATTCAATTTTCATTTACCTTCAAGATGATCTCGAACTACTGCACACCAGCAAGGATACATAGCGTTACCGTGTTGTACGAAGACGAGACGACCGACAGCCACTATCAGCCCTCAGCGGGCCTTTCCAATCTGACTTTGAAACAGTTCGCATGGCGCCATTCAACGGCATTCGGAGGTACGGTCCCAACGCTCAGAGTACGGCTGTATGATGCCGTGGCAGGTGGAGGAACGCTTGTGGACGATGACTCAGCAACGCCTACAGGTACGTGGGAGCGCTCCACGGACGGAGGTTCGAACTGGGTGGCATATACATCGACGGACAAAGGTAATGAAACGACCTACATCCGATATACTCCTGCGAGTTTGGCCGATAACATACGCGTAAGGGCACTTTTGACGCAGGAATAACATGGCACTTTACGACATCAACCTTTCTTCGTCAGAAGACGCGGGCTTCATTCTGGAGATACCGGCCGACACTGTTGCGGCGCCCATTGACATCGCGTCCATGGATGATTATGGGATGGTGTTCGAAATTCCGGTCGTTACAGGCGGAGGAGAGTCCTTTGGTGGAGGCTTCTTCTGAGGACAGCATACATAAACTATCTTTGTTGTTATGAAGACAGTTTATGTGGATATGGATGGCGTATTGGCGGACTACGACAGTGCGGCCCAAGGCAAGACAGAGGAGGAGAAAAGAGAGAAGGGGTTCTTCGAGAACTTGAAACCCATAGAGGGTGCTGTTAGCGCCTTCATAGGGCTCTGCTGTAACTATGACGTTTACATTCTGTCCACCGCTCCGTGGTCCAACATCCATGCTCCATCCGAGAAGCGGGTGTGGGTGGAGCGGCACTTGGGTGAATTTGCCTTCAAACGCCTCATTCTCTCGCACAACAAGGGCCTGCTCAAGGGCGACTACCTTATCGACGACAGGATCGCCAACGGAGTCGATGCGTTCGAGGGAAAACACATCCACTTCGGAAGCGGCAAGTTCCCTGACTGGCCCTCGGTGATCAGATACCTCGCTCAGGACGAATGAACGAGAATGACCTGCGCTCATCAATCAGGGCTTGGAGAGATTCCTGTTACGAGTATAACCTGAACATACTCTATGCCATGTCGTTCGACGCGGACGTGAGAGAACTGCTGCGGACCCTGTCCGTCCGCCCGCGTCGCATATTGGCCCGCGTGCCAACGCATGAGCGGTTTTGCAGCAAGCAGAGTGTCATTTCTTTTCTCAAGAGAGTCGGCAGAGGAGAAAAGTGACTACATTTGTCTTCTTACAACACTTGCCATGTCAAAAACACCTTCGAACACCAAGCATAAGGCTGCGCAGATCATCAAGAGCGTTGATATGGATGCTGACAGCAGCATCGACTCGCAGAAGTATGGCAAGGCCAGCGTGCCGAAGGAACCTCTCAAGCATACCCATCACATATCGCCGATGATGCAGGCGGTGTTCGAGAATTTCTTCAACGTCATCAAGAACAACGAGGTCATCTCCTCCATGATGGAGATCACCAACTTGGAGTTCTACACCATCGGCAAGCTCCGCCACTGCGAGGCGTTGAAGATCTCCGATATGAACGAACACAACCGCGTGGCGATGTTCAAGTTCAAGGACAAGAGCTTCTCCTTTGCCTTCACATGGGAAAAATCGTGGGACCAGAGCATCCACTACTACGCGAACATCTCTACAAAGGAGCCCATTTCACTCAGGGGTCCAGAGGTATTCAAGTTGTTCTTCCAGATGGCCCTCGATGTGAGCGACCTCAAGGGCAAGTGCATCGACCTGAAAAAGGGCGTACACTGGGACAAGTTCGAACTGAAGAAGACGACGTTCGATGATGTCTATGTCCCTGATTCCCAGATGCACGATTGCAAGATGTTCCTCGATGTCTACGATAAGAGCGACAGCATGCTGAGGTATCTGATGGTGGGTCCTCCGGGTACGTGCAAGACGGAGATGGTGACGGCCATCGCCAACGAAGCGCAGCGCAAAGGCGTGACCATCGTGAAGATAGCCATCGACGAGCATATGGCGGACTGTGTTCAGTTCGCATCATATTTGTCCCCCGCGCTCATCTTGCTGGACGACATCGACCTGATGCTCGGAAGCAGGACCGCTGGAGGATATTCCAAGAACCTCGGCATCTTCTTGGACGTGATGGATGGCGCCAAGAAGATATCGAAGGATGTTGGCTTCTTGGCCACCACCAATTCCAACCAGTTGCTGGACATGGCCGCTCAGCGCCCCGGACGCTTCCATCGCATACTCAATTTCAGCAGGATCAACCGGGATAACGTCAAGAACATCATCAAGAAGTCACTGCGACTGGAGTGCAACATTACGGACCAGAAGACCATCAGCGCGTTCGTCGATGACAAAGTGGCCTCTTTGCTCCATGGCGAGAACAAGACGGGCGCCTACATCTACAACGTGGTCCACATGCTCGTCTTGCGCGCGCAGAGCCACAATGTGGCCCCTACGGCCGATTGGTTGGAGAAGGAGATCAAGAGCGACATCGCGGCCATGGATGAACTCAAGAGGTCTTGCGTCATGAAAGACCACATGGAGAACGAGGGTGCCAGTAGAGGCATCGGGTTCTCATCGGAGACGGATGAGACGGAGGAGGTGGTATGACCGGGGAAGACCTGCCGCCTATGGATCCGGACCTTCGCCGCAAGGAGGTCGGCAGTATTGTTGCCAACTTCCTGCAAGACAACAGGGGCGAGCCATTGCTGGACGACTACGGCATGACGACAGAGGCGTTTGAGAAACTCCTTGGGCTCCTGAGGCGCAATGGGCATTGATGCCATATTTATGGGTAGTGCCATACCCCACGGGAGTAACCATATACGATACGCTGGTATCGCTTGACCAGAACAATGTGGCGGTATCCGCCACCACGTTCGACACAGTGCTGTTCAAGGACGGACAGGAATCATTGTTGTCGGTCTCAATCTCTTTGTACGACATTCCGCGCGCCTTGTTCATGGCCTCATTCGTGCCGGATGAATATGGGTCTTATCAGTTGTATGCGAAGAACAACGTGACGGATGTTGTATACATGAGCAGCATTTTCGATGTGTCAACCGGCATCACCGCTCCGGCCTCAAGCATATACATCGGCATATGACGGAGCCCGGTTAAGGCTGTGCATCAGACACTTTGCTGATCGCAAAGCTATTTATAGACGCAGTTTTTCCTGCGTTTGATGCATAGAGAACCCAAAGATTGGAACGTAGCGACCGAAAAAGAGAAGTACGAGGAGTTCGTAAAGTGCGCCCTCGACCCCGTTTACTTCATCGATCGGCACGGTGTCGCATTCAATGCCGTTGTAGGAGGCTTCGGCCCCATTGAGTGCTACGAATATCAGAAACGTGTGATCAACCAATACCTTGAGAACGCGTGGAATATAATACTGAAATCGCGGCAGTGCCTCAAGGCCGATACGCCAGTTGACACCCCCTCCGGCCCGAGATTCATTCAGGACCTACGGGAGGGCGACAAGGTGTTTTCCTACAATTTGAAGGAAGGTCGTATGGAAGTGGATACGGTCTATGATGCATGGTGTAGTGGTGACAAGCAGTGCGTGAAGTTCAAACTTCAAGACACCCGCAATTTCGAGGTGGGCGAAAACCATCCTTTCTACGTTAAAGGCAAGGGATTCGTTAAGGCTCAGGATCTTGTGCGTGGAGATGAGATATTGGATGACAACATTGGTTTTGGCACCATAGCCCCATTGGAAAGCGAAGTGAAGCTGCTGGCTTACCTCATAACCGATGGGTCCACGAAAAGGCAAGTCAAGTTCACCAATAACAACCTGAACTACCTCACCGAATTTGAAGATAGCATTCATGAGTTGTTTCCGCAACTTCATGTGAGGCACGCCAAAAAGCTGAATGGGTTCGACTATCTACCGGGACAAAAGCATGGTGTCAACACTCTTAACCCAGTGATGGAATGGTGTGAAACCAAGAACATAGCCGGAAAGCTGACCGCAGAAAAATCGTTGCCACAAGAGGTGTTCGATTGGGACCGCAAGTCAATAGCGCTGCTCATCAACCGGATGTTTGCTGGGGATGGTTGGGTATCCATCATGAACAAGAAGGCCAACAAGAGACTAGAGCTTGGTATCGCCAGCCCCAATCTTGAGTTCATGCATCAGGTTAAATCGCTGCTGAACAAATTCAACATACGCTCCAACATATACGAGGTGAAGAACATGAAGCTTCAGAAGAGCAGGTTCTTCAAACTTCGAGTGACCCACTCTAAGAGCGTTGCCAGATTCGTCTACCAGATAGGCATCTACGACAAAATAAGGCCAGAGCATTTCGACATCATCAAGGGCGCACAGCACAACGTAAAAGATGGAACTATCATCAAAACGGTAGAAAAGACATCTGTACAGAAGTGCTACGACATCTCTGTTGATAAGAACGAGAACTTCTTTGTGGATGGACTACTTACGCACAACACTGGCCTTAGTGTCATCACTGCCGCTTACGTCGCGTGGCGTTTGATGTTCCGCTCCAATGAGCGCATACTCATACTCGCCAACAACGGTAAGGGTGCCAAGCGATTCCTGAGCTACGTCAAGACGTTCATTGACGCATTACCCATGTTCTTGCAGCCGATGAACGGAAGCAAGGAAGGCAGGGTGAAGTGGAATGACACGAGGATAGAATTCAGCAACATGAGTTGGGCGGAGTCCGTGGCCGCATCGCCTCAGGCCGGACGCGGCGAACAGCTTTCGCTGGTTATCCTCGATGAGTTCGCCTTCGTTGAGAATGACAAGACGATATGGACCGCTATCAACTTCGCCTTGTCGATGTCCAAGGGCGATTGCATCATGATATCGACCCCGTACGGCTCTGGTAACAAGTACCACGAGAACTGGGTGGAGGCTGAGAAGGGGAAAGGGGGATTCAACCCCATCAAGGTCCACTGGACGGAGAACCCAGTTTGTAACAAGGGACTTCGACAGACCATTGAGAAGGGAAAGATGGTGTTCTGGAGCCCTTGGTATGAGGACCAGAGGCAGAAGATGAATCACGATTCGGTGCTCATAGCACAGGAGCTTGATCTTTCATTCTTGGGGTCCAAGCTCTTGGCGGTGGATGAGACCATACTGAGCGATTATCGGGAGAAGATCAACAAGAACTCTCCGGTGGAGTGGTATTTCGACCACACCGCTTGCGCGTTCACGCAGTTGAAGAACGAGTTCTGGGTGTGGAAGAGGCCCGAAATACGCGTGAGCCCCGATGGTACAAGAACCCCTGTCAAGTACATCGTGAGCGCTGACGTTGCACGAGGTGACGGAAAGGACTACAGCGCCATACAGGTGATACAGGTCGATACGCTCGAACAGGTGGCGGAGTACCAAGGCAAAATAGACCCCGACCTGTTCGCCAATATGATATACGCCATCGGAGTGGCCTACAACACGGCCTTCGTGGTGGTGGAGGGCAACTCCTTCGGACTCGCCACCACCTACAAGCTGACGCGGAACCTACAGTACGATAAGAACCAGATATTCTACAGCAAGAGCACCAAGAAGATCCACGTGAGACCGTCCGGATATGAGGACTACGTGGTCGATGAGGACGAGAAGATACCCGGATTCCAGACCACCTTCCAGTCGAAGGTGATGGTGGTGGACGCCATACGCAGGTCCATGAGAGAGGGGTCGGTGAAGATCAACTCGGTCCGCTTGCTCAACGAGTTCAACACATGGGTGATGGAGAACGTCTCCAAGGACAAGGTCGTGGCCGAGGCCGAATCGGGCTATAACGATGACCTCATCATGGCTTTGGGTATAGGCCTGTACATCCGCGAGACCGAATACGCGAACATAGTGGTCAATCGCGAGTTGACCAAGTCCATGCTCGACGCTTTCTCCACGTCTTCCTCTCCTATGTACGGGAAACAGATGTCGCCCGAGGAAAAGAGGAACGAGGAACAAAAGAATCGCGATGCCAAGAACAAGAACCGTGGCCTGTTCTACTTCAGGGACGGACAGGATGTTGATGGCGAGGACGACCCAAACGACCTATCGTGGCTGATGGGTTGATTTTCCCTTCGATAGCTCAAGAACTATATTACTATCATGGCAGAGAACAATAAGGATCAGAACATCTTCATAGGTCTTCTGAATGCTATAAATCCGCAGAAGAGCGCGAGGCAGGAGGACCCACAGAAGAACGTTCCGCAGCAATTCGACCCGCGCGGCGCCACAAGCCGCGAGGATGTGCAACAGAAGTGGTTGGACTGGCAGGTCCAAAAGCTCGATAAGGACCTGTATTCGCGTCCGATATACTTCGACTCCGACCGTATCAGCGCCTATCAGGACTATCGTGCCATGGACCATTCTCCAGAGGTCCGTCAGGCCTTGAATATCATGCGCGACGAGTGCCTCACACCCAATGAATACGGAGAGATACTTCAGGTGTACTCCGATCAGGAGCGGGTAAAGGAGGCATTGACGGAACTGTTCGGCAACAGGCTCAATGTCAACTACATGCTCAAGCTGTGGATACGCGAACTACTCAAGTATGGCGATCACTTCGTGCTCTTGGAGATAGACAAGGACAAGGGTGTTGTTGGTCTGAGGAATCTGCCCACATCCGAGATACACCGGGAAGAGAACTACAACAATGGGCCCGATGTAGTCAGGTTCCGCGATGATGTCAGGAGCACCTATTACACGGAGTGGCAAGTGGCGCACTTCCGGTTGATGGAGGACAGCGAGCGTCTTCCGTACGGAAGGTCCATATTGGACGCGGCGCGCAAGACATGGAAGCAATTACAATTGGCCGAAGACGCCCTGTTGGTCTATCGTATCACACGTGCTCCCGACAGGAGGGTGTTCTACATCGAAGTTGGCAACCTTGCCCCGGACGAGATAGGTCCGTTCATTCAAGCCATGCAACGATCTGTGAAGAAAGCCCCTGTTGCGGATCCGCGCAACGGCAACAAGGAATTCAAATACAACCCACAGAACGTATCGGAGGATTACTTCCTTCCTGTGCGTGGTGAGCACCACTCGCGCATCGATACCCTGCCCGGAGCCTGCTTGGCGCTTGACACCAAGATTCGCTTGCTTGATGGAAGATCGCTGATGTTGAACGACATCATCAAGGAACATGAATCCGGTAAGGAGTTATGGTCTTACTCCATCAACCCCAAGACTGGTGAGATGGTTCCGGGCAAGATCACATGGGCTGGTGTGACCCGAAAGGATACGCAGGTGGTGAAGTTGACGCTTGATAATGGTGAGTCGTTCATTTGCACTCCTGATCACAAGTTTCCTACCAAGTTCAACGGCAAGAAAGAGGCAAAAGACCTGTTGGGTGAATCGTTGTGGAGTTTCAATACGAAGAAAGAGCCGATATTCAAGAACAAACCAAAGGCCAAGGATTATGAAAAGATCTATGACCATTCAACCAACGAGTGGGTATTCACACACCAAATGGTTGGGAGGTACTTCAAGTCACTAGGAAAACACAATGAGCATGTTTTTTTGGAGAGTGAGAAAAGCAAGCAGAAGAACGTAATCCACCATTATGACTTCAATAGGTTCAACAATCAGCCTTCCAACTTGAAGTTCATGTCTTATCATGACCACGTCATGCTTCACCAGTCTATGTGGGCGAATCATGAAGACGCGAGGATTGTTGGAAGAAAAGAATATTGGTCAAACCTTAGCCAAGATGAGCTTGACAATAAGCTTCGTGTGGCGAAGGAAAATCTTTCAAGGGCAACTCCCGCTTTGCAGGAGTTGATGAAGAACGACGGCTTCAAGAAGAGGTTCTATGAGAAAACATCGAAGGCGTTGCAGGTGAGCCAGAATGCGCCTGAATTTAGAAAGAGGCAGAGCAAGAACGTCAAGAAGCAATGGGAGGAGGGCAGCATACGCGAGGCAGTTGCGACCAAGCAGAAGCTAAAGTACACGGAGTCCATGTTGCAGTCGGTCGTCAGCATGTGCAAATCGAACCTGAATGGGGCAGAGATATTGGTGCGCATCAATGAGTCAGGATCGGCATTCATGCAGGAGTTCATGGCACTCAACGCGGGCAACAAGCAGTTGACAAAGATGAAGGGTGGTTTCACCCACAACAACCTGAACAAGATGGTTGTGTCCTTCGGCTACAAGAACTGGAGGGACTTCACCAAGAAGGTGGAATTCTTCAACCACAAAGTCGTCTCCGTCGAATGGTTGACCGACACTCAAGACACGGGAACATTGACTATAGATGGCCAAGAGCAGTACCATGATTATCACACGTTTTCCCTTGATTGTCAGGTGTTTACGTACAATAGTAATCTGGGAGATATCCAAGATATTGAGTACCTAGAGAACAAGCTCTTCTGCTCGCTCGTTGTGCCAAAGGCCTACCTGAACTTCGCCGAGGGCCTTCAGGGAGGGACCACACTCTCGCAGTCCGACATCCGTTTCGCCCGTACCATCATCGGATTCCAAGAGGTGGTGCTGATGGAGTTGCATAAGATAGCCAAGGTACACTTGTTCCTTCTTGGGTTCAAGGAGGACTATGAGAACTTCACCCTCAAGCTCAATAATCCATCCACACAGATGGAGTTGATGAAGCTTGAGATCATGAAAGCGCGTCTGGAGGTCGCCAAGGAATGGCACAGCATGGATGCGAACTCATTCGCGTCTTGGACGTGGACCATGGAGAACATCTTGTCATTTTCCAAGAACGCGATCAAGAAGATGCTCAAGCAGAAGAAGGTCGAGAAGAAGCTCTTTGCGGAGATCGATGCGGCCCCTGAGACCTATAGGAAGACCGGTATCTTCAAGGATATCGACCAACGCTACGAGATAGCTGGTGCCGACCCCAATGGAGGCACTGGAAGCGAAAACGGCGGCGGTGGAGAATCCGATGGCTTCAACGCCTCAAGTGCGCTGGGAGATGATGGCGCCGGAATGGACATGGGAGGTGGACCACCCGATCTTGGAGGAATGGAGGGTGGCGATACGGGAAGCGCTCCAAGCTCCGCTCCTACAGGAGGAGATGCGCAATCGGCCCCAGAGATGGCTCTTGGCGAGAACAGGAAACTCACCAAGGAACAGCGCAAACAAAGGCTTATCGAGATGATCGATGAACTGTTCGAAGATGACCGCGAGGAAGAGGCGGAACGCGCCATGATACAACGCGGTAAGCAGAACATCATCGAGCGCGGGGGCAACATGATGGCCCGCACCGAATCGCTCATGACGGCATTGGAACAGAAATTCGGAGTGCTCACAGCCAAGGACCAACGGCAGCAGAAAGCCGTGATCAAGGATGCGATGTTCGTGGAGAGCGACAATCCATTGCTCCAGAACTACAATGATCAGACAGCCAAGCTGTATGACTTCATGAAGCAGACCGAGGGAATGGCCAGCGCCGAAGAGGTCATCTTGCCAGACAACACGACCATTGAGGAACAAGGAGATGCGGAATGAAGCCCATCAGCAATGTCAATGACAACCACAAGGTCCTTGTGGATTGGCAGGCTGTGAAGGACGCCGTGGCCCAAGTGGACAAGGAGTTCCTCAAGTTCTATGGCCCAACCAAGACGAAGAAGGCCGGTATCAGGGCGCGCAAGCGCCTGATGAAGATGATCTATGAGATACACGTCATCCGCGAGAAGCTCCTCAAGCAGCGGCAGGACTACGACAGCGAGTACTAAGTGGATTTGGCGGTATCCATGAAAGGATTATCTTTGTCTTATGAACTACAATAATGCAGTCCCTACAGGCAAGAAGGAAACGAGGATTGCGAGTCTCATCCAGAGGCTTGAAATGTGCTTGACAAGCGTCGCCGCGTCCGATAGTCGTATCTCCACCATTGTTGACAGAACGGATGGAGCAAGACCTTCGAACGAAATGAAGGCGGATGATAGGCCCATGCCCACGAGTACCTTGAGCAAGCTTCAGGATATCGTTGGTCGATTGGAGAACGTGTCCTCCAGCATCCAAGGCAATGTTACACAGCTTGAAGAACTGATCTGATGTCGCTCATAGTTGTTGACGTAGAGGCCGATGGCCCCATCCCTCATGATTACTCCATGGTGTGCTTCGGCGCAGTCATAGTGGAACCCACCCTGAGTAGAACGTTCTACGGGGAGGTCAGTCCCATATCGGAAAAGTGGGACCCGAAGGCTTTGTCCATCAGCGGCATCGACCGCGAGACCCACGAGACCTTCGATGATCCGAAGCATGTGATGCTCAATTTCAAGGAGTGGATACTGGCGAACTCCAAGGGTAAACCGGTGTTCATATCCGACAACCCCTGCTTCGATTGGCAGTGGATCAACTTCTACTTCCACCGGTTCATCGGGGAGAACCCGTTCGGCTTCTCCGGCCGACGCATAGGCGATCTGTACGCTGGTATGTGCAAGGACATGCGCGTTCAGTGGAAACACCTGCGAGAGACCAAACACGACCACCATCCTGTTAACGACGCCAAGGGCAATGCCGAAGCGCTGTTGAAGATGGAAGCGATGGGGATCAAGATGCAGTTGGACGTGCTTCCTCTGAACACCACGACCTGAGACCTTTGGTTTAGGCCTGACAGGGTCTATCGTTGTAGTATGCACATACTACTTCAATCCATTCTCTGGCTCGTCATCATCGGCGTGATCTACGTCGTTGTCAACTGGGGTCTCGCCCGCATGGGTCTGCCGGACCTCATCAACAAGGCGCTCAATTGGATCATGGTGGCCACCGTTATTGTGCTGGTTGTCAACATCATACTCACCATCGTGGGCCATCCACTGTTCTCCCTGCCGAGATTATCATTTCATTTGTGAAGACTATCCTATGTACATTTGTGATAGAGGCAAGAACCCTCTCCCACCATGTACAATCTAGTAGACACCGAGACAAGCGGAAAGCCGCTTGACTATAAAGCCCCTCCATCGGACTTCAATGCTTGGGGGACC